CCTCAAGCGGCTGATCGCGGTGATCGAGGCCGAGACCTCGATGCTTGCCTTCACCAAACTGATGATGCCGGTCCCGGACCACCCGGATGACCCGGATTTTTCGCGCTACGACACTCAGCGCTTTCACCAGGTGATCTGCGCTGCGCTCGAAGAGCTCGAAGCGGGGCGTATCCGGCGGCTGATCATCAATTTGCCGCCGCGGCACGGCAAAACCGAGCTCGCCTCAAAGAAATTCCTTGCCTGGTTTTCGGGCCGAAACCCCGACAAATCGATCATTTTTGGCACCTACAACGAGAAATTCAGCCAGGATATCGGTCGCGCGGTGCGCGATATCATGCTCAGCCAACCCTATGCGCAGGTCTTCCCTGGAACCGCTCTAAAAACCGACAGTAAGGCCGCCGACCGCCTCGAAACCACCGGGGGCGGCATTTTGGCCTTTGTCGGCCGCGGTGGGACCACCACCGGGCGCGGTGGTGATCTCCTCTGCATCGACGACCCGATCAAGGACCGCATGGAGGCCGATAGCCCGACGATCCGCGACACCTTATGGACGTGGTTTACCCAGGTCATCGCCTCGCGTTTGATGGACGAGACCGGCCGTATCCTCCTCATCCAGACCCGCTGGCACCAGGACGACCTGATCGGCCGCCTCACCGACCCGCACAATTCCTACTACGACCCGGACGAGGCTCAGGAGTGGCGGATTATCGACCTCCCTGCCCTCGCCGCGGCGGATAACGACCCCCTCAAGCGCGCCATCGGCGACCCGCTGTGGCCCGGCCGGTTTGGCAAGACCTATCTGGAGAGCCTGCAGCGTCGCGATCACCGCGGTTTCTCGGCCCTCTACCAGGGGCGTCCCAGCCCGGCCGCCGGGACCTTCTTCTCGGTCGACTGGCTGCACACCTACCGCCCCAACGACCTTCCGGACAATCTGCGCCACTACGCGGCCTCGGATCACGCGGTCGCCCTCAAGCAGGGCTCGGATAAGACCTGCCTGATGGTCATCGGCGTCGACAGCCAGGACAATATCTGGGTCCTTCCCGATCTCGTCTGGCGGCAGATGACCGCCGAGCAGACGGTTGAGGCGATGCTGCGCATGATGAAGGCGCACCGGCCCTTATTTTGGTGGGCCGAGCGCGGTCATATCTCGAAATCCATCGGTCCCTTTCTGCGCAAGCGGATGCTGGAGACGCACACCTTCTGCTCGATGATCGAGATGCAGCCGATCGCCGACAAACAGTCGCGTGCGCAGTCGATCCAGGGCCGTCTTTCCATGAATAAGGTGCGCTTCCCCGAGCGCGTCCCGTGGTGGCCGGCGGCACGCGATCAGATGCTCAAATTCCCCTATGACGCGCATGACGATTTTGTCGACACCCTGGCTTATATCGGGCTCGGGCTCACCCTCCAGGTGCCGATGGGCGAGCGCCGCCCCGATGACGGTGATCAACCCCTTGAAAACACCTTTGCCTTCCTCAAGCAGCAGCGCGAGCAGGCCGAACGCTCGGTGCGTCTCGGCTACGGCGCCGGGGGCTGGTGATGGGTTCCCCTATGCCGCCTGTGCCCTTGGGGGCTGGGGGACCGCCGGTGGGGGCCGGCGGGGTTCCGGGGCCGATGGCAGGTTTACCTCCCCAGCCATCGGCCTCGGGCTTTCTCCCGACAGGTCCGGGACCAGAACCTGGTGATTTTATCGCCCGGGACAAGCCCGACCCGGACGAACCCCGGCGCAAGCTCGTCAACCGCTGGCAGGACCGCGTCAAGCGCGCCAAAAAGCATTGGGAAACCCCGTTTAAGCGCATGCGCCTCAACATGGAGTTTGTCGAGGGCCGGCAGTGGGAGGGGATCAGCCGCCGGGCCGCCAAGCGCGACGATCGCTACGTCGCCAACATCTGCATCCGCCACGTCCTGCAGCGCACGGCCGAGCTCTACCCTAACAACCCGACGATGAAGGCAAAGACCAAGGACAAGCTCGTCGCGCAGGTCTGGGACGGCACGATGCAGCAGCTCCAACAGGCCCAGCAGAGCCTGATGATGGGCCAGCAGACGGGCATTATCGACCCCAATGCGATGCAAGTCCTGCAGGACGCCGCGATGGTCAAGCGGTTTGCCGAGATGACCGAGCGGGTCGGTCGCACCCTGGAAATCCTCTACGACTACAACATCCAGGAGCAGAACCACTCGTTCAAGTCGGGCATGAAGATGTCGATCCGGCGGTCGATCGTTACCGGGGTCGGCTATGTCAAGCTCGGCTTCCAGCGGGCGATGCAGATGCGCCCGGAGATCGAGCACCGCATCGCCGATATGTCGGAGCGCCTGGCCAATATCGAGCGCCTGGCGGCCGATCTCTCGGACGAGGAGATCGAGCCCGACAGCGCCGACGCCGAGGAGCTCAAACTGGCGATCCAGACCCTCTCGACCGAGGGCCAGCTGATCGTCCGCGAGGGGCTGACCTTTGACTACCCCGACAGCACGGCGATCATCCCCGACCCGCGGTGCCGCACGCTGCGTGGTTTTCTCGGCGCCGACTGGGTGGCGCAGGAATACCTGCTGACCCCGGACGAGATCGAGGAAATCTACATGGTCGATGTCGGCAGCGGGTACACCGCCTACGACGAGGACGGCAAGTCGACCGGCAACGAGCAAACCGCTTACCGCGGGTACGGCGCCGGTGGCAGTGAGGAGGAGGGGGTTAACCCCGCCACCTGCCTCGCCTGCGTCTGGGAGGTTTACCACCGCAAGGACGGCAATGTTTTTGTCCTGTGTGACGGCTACAAGGACTTTCTCCAGGAGCCCGGCCCCCCGGAGGCGCCGACGACCCGGTTTTGGCCATGGTTCTCCTTCACTCTCAACGAGGGCTACGACGAGAAGACGCTCTACCCGCAGTCGGATATCGATCTGATCCGGGATATGCAGCTTGAGCTCAACCGCGCCCGCCAGGGGCTGCGCGAGCACCGCCGCGCCAACCGGCCCAAGATGGCGGTTGCGGCGGGGCTCCTCGAAGAGCCCGATTTGGAGAAACTCCGCACCCACCCGGCCAACGCGCTCCTGGAGCTCAACGCGCTCGCTCCCGGTCAAAAGATCGATGACGTGCTGCAGCCGGTCCACATGCCGCCGATCGACGCCGCGGTCTACGACACCGCGCCGGTGTTCGAGGACGTGCTGCGCGTCCTCGGCTCGGACCAGGCCGATCAGGGGACTACGTCCGGGGCGACGGCGACCGAGGTCTCGGTCGCGCAGTTCTCGCAGTCGACCGATACCACGTCGACGATCGACGACATCAACGATGTGATGACCGAGATGGCGATCGCGGCGAGCCAGGTCCTCATCCTCAATGTCAACCCCGAGACGGTGCAAAAGGTGGTGGGACCGGGGGCGGCCTGGCCTTCTCTCGATCCGCAGACGGTGGCCGAGAATGTCTGGCTGGAGGTCGATGTCGGTGCCAACGGCCCGCCCGATCGGCAGCAGGACGTGCAGACCTTTACCCAGCTGGTGCCGCTCCTGCAGCGCATCCCGGGGATCAACCCCGAGTGGTTGGCCCGCCAATTGATCCGCCGGATGGGTGACGATATCGACATCAGCGAGGCATTTGCCGAGGGCGTGCCCTCCATGGAGGCGCTGAACCAACTCATGGGCCGGCCCCCGGCGCCACCAGGCGGCCCCGACGCGGCGGGGGGTCCCGATGGCGCCGGTAAGGGACCCCCGCGGCCCCCCGGTCCCGGGGACCCTAATATGCAGGGACCGGCTGGGATGACCAACGCGATCACCGGTCCTGGCACGGCAGGATCACTTGGTCCCCGAGTGCCTCCTCTTCAGGTGTACGGCGCCAACGGTAATCGCCCTGGGACGGGCGGCGCTCTGCCAAGGGGGGCGATGAGCAACCCCGGGCTCCCCACGCCATAAGGAGGACAAACGGCCACCAAGTTGCAACAAACGGCCACCAAGTTGCAACAAACGGCCACCAAGTTGCAACAAACGGCCACGCCATAAGGAGGTGAATGATGACCAAAGAAGACTGCGAGGACTTCCGGCGCCGGCTGAAGGTTATCGCTGACGAACTGGGCACGCGTCGCCAGGATCGTGACATGCCGGCAGAGGCGATCGCCAATGTGACCCTGGCCTATCGTCATCTCGAAGACGCCTCGATGCGCGTCGGCAAGGCGATCCAGGCGATCGATGGTGGGGTCTCGGTCTATGACAAGGACCAGGTCCCAGCGTAGGAGGATCAAATGGTCATCGAAATATTATTGATCGTGGACCTTTTTCTTTGGTTCCTCAGCCTTCTGCCGATCCCGGCAGTACCGAGCTTCCCCGGTGCCAGCAGCTGGCTGGCGTGGATCGCCGCGGTCCTCCTGACGGTCTTTCTTTTTGTCCCGGGGCTGCGCTGATGTTTACCGTCACCGATCCGGTGCGCCTGGCGATCCGCCGCGAAGTCTTACAAATCAAGGCCGGGCAGCGTCCTGGCGTTCGGGCGCTGCGCATCCCGGCTTATCTCGGCGGTGATTTTGTCCCGCTCGGCAAGAAACCGCACTCGACCGAGACCCTTCTCAACCCGGTCGACCCGCTGCCTGATCGAGTAAAGGAAGATGCCTGACGGTGATCAGTCGAACGTCCCTGGCGCGGTCTCAAAGATCAGTCAGTCGCTTATCTCAGCATTGCCGCCAGCATTTCTGTTATTAGTTCTCATTAACGCCGGGTTTCTCGGCATGGTCATGTGGTTCCTCAATAATCAGATGGAACAGCGCACCGTACTTGTTCAGAAATTGATCGATCGCTGCATGGATATCGCGGTGGACGCCGGGAAAGCCAGCGTTCAGGACCACGACCGCGACGCCGAGCGCAACAGCGGCGACCGGGACCGGCTCAAGTGATCCCCTTCTATTTTGGCCTTGGCGGGGTGGTTTTACTCGTCATCGTCGGGCTGACAATCGATCCGGCCCCGGCTGATGACCCGGAGTTTGACGATGACTGGCCGTAGTGTCTCCGAGACACAACACTAGACAATACACACAACACGGGCGCATAAAGTCTTCCGGGACCAGACGGGACCGGCAAGACCTGGATGGCCGACGACGTAACGACCCCGGACGTACCTCAAGACGCACCCTCGTCCAGTGCGCTCGATACGGCATCGCCGCCACCGGCGACGCCCGACGATATCGCGTCCTCGTCAAACGCAGATCGTACCTCGCCCTCGTCAGGCGACAGCCGCCAGTCCGACCGTGAAGGGCTGCTTGCCGCAGTCAAGAAGGTTGTTGAGACCAAACCCGAAGCATCAATTCTCCCCTCGGATGACGCGGAGAGCGATGCCCAGGACCAGGTCTCCGGGGACCAGGCAGCGGCTACGGGCCGGGACCAAACCCCGGATACTCAGGCTCCTACGGAGGAAGCTGAACTCCCCGACCCGACCGAGGCTGAGCTCAAAAAGCTCCGCCCGGAGACGCGTCGGCGTTTTGAGCGTCTTCTCGCGCAACGCAATGAAGCCCGTTCGACCATCGAGAGCCTGCAACCGGAGCTGACAAGCCACCGGCAATTGCAGGGCTACCTCCAGCAGCACCAGCTGTCCTCGGAGGACGCTAACCTCTTGCT